CAGTGATGCACAGTGTGCAAGAATTGCCGCTCTCAATCGCGAGGTCATAATTGTGCCAGACCGAGACGCCGCAGGGGCTAAATTACTGTCTGCTGCAGTGAAACAGGGATGGAGTGCCAGTGCTCCACCGTGGGAGCAGGGCATCAAAGATGTAGCAGATGCAGTCAAACGCTATGGGCGACTGTATGTACTGACCACAATATTGCATTATCGAGTGCGTGGAGAAATCAAAATTCAAATGTTAAAAAAGCAACTGGAGCGACTGCAGCATGCCTAAACACAGTGATACCGATAAACCCAACTATACCTATGAAATACAAAAACTCTATTTGGAAATGTTCTTGTCCGACGCAGAAACATTCATACGTTGCCAAAACATTTTTGACGCAGAAAACTTTGATCAGCGACTGCAAAAAGTAGCCGGTTTTATCAACTCTTATGTAGAGCAGTATCGCATCATGCCCGAAGTGCCCATGGTAAATGCTGCTTGTGAAACTGCGCTGAATGTGCTGGATTTGAACCCAGACCACTATGAATGGTTGATGAATGAGTTTGAGCGATTCAGCAGACACAAAGGGCTGGAGCGAGCCATATTAAAATCCGCCGATCTGTTAGAAAACGGCGATTATGGTCCAGTAGAGCAGATGATCAAGCAGGCAGTGCAGATCAGTTTGAGTCGTGACATGGGCACTGACTATTTTGAAAATCCTAGAGAACGACTGACTCGACTCAAAGACGGCAACGGACAAATCAGTACCGGTTGGCCTACTGTGGATAAAAAACTCTATGGTGGATTCAACCGTGGAGAACTGAATATTTTTTGTGCAGGATCAGGTGGGGGTAAAAGCCTATTCCTAGCCAATTTGGGAGTGAACTGGGCGCTGGCCGGACTCAACGTGCTGTACTTGAGTTTTGAGTTGAGTGAAGGACTGGTCAGTATGCGACTAGACAGCATGACCACGGGCATTACCACACGCGAGATTTTTCGCAGCATTGATGAAGTGGAACTCAAAGTAAAAATGCTGCAAAAACGCAGTGGTAACCTGCAGGTCAAGTATTTGCCCAGTGGAAAAAATTGCAATGATATTCGAGCCTATTTGAAAGAATATCAAGTGAAAAAAGGCGTAAAACCTGACGTTTTACTAATAGATTACTTGGATTTAATGATGCCGCTAAACGCGAAGGTATCGCCCAGTGATTTGTTTGTAAAAGACAAATATGTCAGCGAAGAGATTCGTAACCTAGCAATGGAAACGCAGTGTGTAACAGTTACAGCCAGTCAGTTGAATCGTAGTGCTGTGGAAGAAATTGAGTTTGATCACAGTCACATCAGTGGTGGACTCAGCAAGATCATGACAGCAGACAATGTGATCGGTATCTTTACCAGCAGAGCCATGAAAGAGCGGGGCCGTTATCAAATACAGTTTATGAAGACTAGATCCAGTAGTGGTGTAGGTCAAAAGGTAGATCTAGACTTTAATGTGGAAACACTGCGAATCACTGATCTAGGTGAAGACGAGCAAGAACACAACAACAGCAGCGGTAGTAACTCAATTGCTGACAAACTCAAGCGAACCAGTTCAGTATCAACCACTACTGCACAAGGAAACAGTGATATTGACGACATACTGAGCAAGGGGCAAAACAAAATCACAGCCCCAAAGAAAACTTCTGCAGGCCCGTCAATACGCAGCATGTTGAGCACCATCAACCCAGAAAAAGATTAGAAAAACTGTTGAATCTGCTGTTTGGTACAGAGGTCTAGGGCCTTGCGCCACTGCAGGTCCTGCTGATTCAAACTGAACACAGTAGCGGTATCAGCGGGAATAGTGAGCCAGCGATATTCCGACTGTTCAAAGTTGGTTGAAGCCAGTTGATTGGCCAATTCCGCAGTGTCCCATTGCCAATGTCCTGCGCAGGCTTTGAACGCAGAAGGTCCTTGTCCAACTGAAATTGCAGTGAGTACAGCAAGTTCATTGGTCACGTACAGTTGATCAGTAATGCGTATGGTTTTAGCACTGGACCAATCATCGCTGTGTATTACATGCATGCGATTGGCCACGTACTGCCCTCCACACCAAATCAAATCTTCGGGACTGAGATAGTCTGCATTTTCACTAGGAATGCCCATGTTGTGCATGACATATTTGAGACTGGCCGAATGCATGATGTTGTTGACCTGAATTCCCACAGTGGTAAAGGCAGTGCTGCTGGTGATCAATATCACAGCATTGGCCAACTCATCAGACGGGTTCAGGGGATTTGATACTAGCAAATGTCCCTGTTGTAGTGTAGTTGCCCCTGGGGAAGGAATTATACTGCCGATTTCAAACATATGATGATATTTATACTCATAAATAAATCGTATACAAATTAAAAATGGAACACACATATGAAAAAGAAAATCTACATAGACATGGACGGAGTTGTAGCAGACTTCAATCGCAGCGCCACACTAGTGTTGGGGCATAATAAACAAGACATTAACAGCACATGGAGTGACGCAGAATGGAACAAGATCAAGCAATTGCCACACTTTTACAGAACACTGCCACTGATGCCACGTGCCAGTGAAATGATGGACTTGGCCCTGCGTTTTAGAGACAGTTTGGGTTATGAGTTGAGAATGCTGACTGCAATACCACAGAACAATGACATGCCCGACTGCATGCACGACAAGATCGACTGGATGGCCGAAAATTGGCCCGATATCAGAGTACACTTTGGTCCCTACAGTGAAGACAAGCAGAATCACTGCACAGGACCCAACGACATATTGGTAGATGACAAGCCCAGTAACATAACAGAATGGCGAGCCCGCGGTGGACGAGCAATTGAAGTAACAGCCGACTATGAATTGGCGTTAACCGAATTGAGAGCCATATTGGACAGTGAATTGGCACAGCAGGCCAAGGCCCGGGTAGAATAACCACCCGGCGAAGCCGCTAGCGGAAAAATTTTTTTAATGGAAAACCACACATAAAATGACCACTCGCCGACCTAGTCAACGCATTATACCGCCTAAGAATAGCAGTGGTAACAGCAGTGATAATAACAGTGTTAACAGATTAAGGCACGTTCCTAACAATATGGTTGACCATACTGAACGAACTAGATCACTGCTGCAGGCCAAGATCAAAACGGTTGACAACAAATCTACACGAAACAAGTGAGTGGTCTAAGCACACTGTACACATGTATAGGCCGATTCACTAGTACTAGCCAAAAAAAATTGCTAAAAAAAATTTTAGGATTTGGTCTTTTTGCGAACTGGTGTATTAACATACACAGCATACCCTGCGGCTAGGGTAAGTGGCAGTGCAACTGCAAGAGGAACACACATTAACACTGCTAGATTATTAACAGCGGCGGCAGTCCATACAGTGGCTGATGCTCTGTTAAAACGATCCTGAATCTCAGGCTCAAATCTGTGGAGGTTGTTGAGAAGTACCACTTTGAGCACTGTAGCACCCGCAAAACCCACAGGATTGAGTTCATATCCTGATCCTGTACCAAGTACAGCAGCAGTGGTAACAGTGTCAAATATAGCGGCTTCTTTTGCAGTGGGCACAGGGACAGTGGACACACGCATACTACTACAGCCAGTAGTGACTAGACTCAATGTAATCAGTGCGGTGATAATAATACTGTTGAAACGCATAGTATCAGTATTTATTCACAGGCCGGTCACTATAGCACGGGCAAAAAATTGCGAAAAAAATAACGCAGGGTTTGGAGATCTCAGGTGGGGTGGTTTTACTCTAACACCAACTTTTTGCAAGCCGTTGCTTTTTTACAACACATGTGCGCAATTTACTACCTGACCACCCCCTCAGTGACACCACCGACTGACCACCGGCCGACCCCTCAGTCGCCGCGTGTATCGGTGTTGAGTGTGGGCTTGAGCAATCGCCGCAGTTCGACTTCACGCTTATGCGCCGCAGCCTTGCCACGCACGATCTCATGCACACGAATCTCAATCTCACTCTTGTCATTGAGTTGGCGCAGTGCTACACACAGTGTCCAGTCTTTGTTTTCTTTGGTTGCACGATAGTAGTGTTTGGCTGCACGACTGCGCACACTCTTTAACACAGTGCTTTCAGTCTTGGCAGTGACTCCGATGTAGTTGAGCCCACCTACAATCAGTTCGTAGATGATATGGTTACGATCGCTGCGCTTCTTGCGAGCGGCTACTGGGGTAGTGTTTGCTGTGTCCATGTGTGTATAATACAGCGGGTTGTGATGTGCGTCAACCGTGTGGCACATGCACAACACACTGTACCATACTAATCGTCTTGTGCTTCTACGTCTAGTTCATCGTCTGCTGTTTCCAAACTGACTAACCATGACGCTAGTCTTTGATCGCCCGCTCGCCGTCTCAGTGCACTGCCCTGCTGATAGATCCTTGGGTAGTGGTGTCCACAATAACTGGCTGCTTCTAGCACTGAATGGTTGCAGCCTTCTCCTTGCCCAATCCATTGGCATTGTGTGAACATCATGATTCGGTCTCTTCTTCGCGTAATTGTTGGATCAGTCGATCCCGATCTGCTGGTTTCATGTTGACTATCATTTCTATACCTTCTTGCATTCCTGCGCCGTGTGCAAGAAACTCTATTAGTAAGGTCAGTGCAAAGATCGATGCCAGTGCCCAAAAGTGGTCACCACCAAGATCAAGTCCTAATGCATACAGGGTGAATATCATAGTCAACACGGCAGCAAGCCTTGCTGCCTGCCTGCTGCCAATGTTGATCTGTAGCATATTATGCCCTCCTCATGCAGGTGGTACGAGCCATTGCCTGCCAGTTCATTGGAAAGCCACCACGCAGATCTGCAATCTTCAGTACCATACGCAGACTCAGTTCGCGCAGTCGATCTGCATTGGTTGCGATAAACTCCACTACTTCGTCTTTGGCCGTGTCGCTGAGGTTGTCGCGATCGTCCAGCATGCCGCCCTTTACGATCTGCCGGATACGCAGGATCTTCTCCCTATTGGTATCCATTTGGAGGTCAATGTAGTGGCAGCGTGACTCTAGTGCATCCAAGTGATCACGCAGTTTCTTGCTTTTGATGTGCTCAAA